GGATCTTTCTCAGGTGCTGGTGCTGTACTAGCAAGCACTCCTGCTCCAGATCTTGGACTAGAATATACTTTCTCATTCAGTCAGATTCAATACCTAGATCGTATTGATGGTATTTTCTTAGATAAGAAAGGTCAGTTCCTAGTTAAAGAAGGTAATTCATCTCTCAACCCAACAAAACCAGATCCTATTGATGATGCTGTGCCTCTGTTCTATGCATATATTCCTGCATTTACAAAGACCAGCAAAGATGTAAGAATTACTCCTGTTGATAACCGCCGTTACACAATGCGTGATATCGGTAAGTTAGAGAAGCGTATTGAAAGACTTGAGTATTATACTACTCTTAGCATCCTAGAGCAACAAGCTCTCAATATGCAGGTTAAAGATGAGATTGGTCTAGACAGATTTAAGTCTGGTTTCTTTGTTGATAATTTTGAGGCACATAAAGTAGGTAACTTACAATCTCTTGATTATAAGTGTGCAGTGGACAGTCAGCAAAGTGTCCTACGTCCTCAGTCTAAAGAAGATTCTGTAGATCTAACAGAAGTTAATGTTAGAGAAGATCAAAGAGCAGTTTCTGGATATCAAAAATCTGGAGATATGGTGACTCTACCATATTCACCACTCTCATTATTAGGTAATGATTTTGCATCTAAAACACTAAATCCAAATCCATTTGTTGTTCTTCAATATGTTGGTGATAGTGAAGTATCTCCATCTGTTGATCATTGGTATGATCAGAATGAAGAACCTTTGGTTGTAGATACAAATACTGATCTATTCACAATCTTCTTAGCAAAAGATAATGTAAAAGAAAGTTTCTCTAGTCTATTCAATTCATTCGTTGTTAACTGGGTAGGAACATCTACTTCATTTACTGCTATCAATTCATTGGGTGAAGTTAATACACAACAAGCCATTACATCTGTTGCTAGTGCATCAGTAGCAAGTACATCTAATATCAGTCCTCAAAATAACGAGGTAGGAAAAGGAATCCAAACTAAGACAGTTGGTGAAAGTTTAGTTTCTACTTCATTGCAGTTCTTTGCTAGAAGTGTTCCTGTAAAATATATTATTAGAAGGATGAAACCTAATACAAGAATCTATGCATTCTTGGAAGGTAGAAATGTACAACGTTGGGTTAACCCTGATTTAAGATTTACTGGTATTGCTGGTAATTCATTGTCTTCTTTCAATGGAGAAATCACTACAGATGAGTATGGTAATGCTAGTGGTATTATCTTAGTTCCTGCTGGATCTCCTCCACTAGAAAATACTACATGGACTGGTGATATTGATACTGTTTCTTATGATACATCTGCAGAGGAGATTAATATTACGTCTGGTGTTCTGACATTTAGATTTACTTCTAGTTCAACTAATGCAGCAAAAGAAACTGTTGATAGTTATGCAGAAGTTAAGTATTATGCTACTGGTCTTCTTCCAGAAAATCCTGCTAGTATTGTATCCACAAAACCATCTTACTTCAAGTCTAACGAAGGTGTTCAGTTAATTGAAAGCAATACTGATAATCCTATCAGACCCAATCCTCTTGCACAGACTTTCAAGGTTGAAAATCTAGATGGTGGATGTTTTGTAACTGGTACTGATCTTTACTTTAATAAGAAGAGTACAAATATTCCAGTTAAGACTTACATTACAAATGTAGATTCTGAAAAACCAGGTAAAAATATTGTTCCTGGCTCAGAGAAAACTTTATCTCCTAATACATTCCTTAAATGTGCTGCTAGTGGAAATATGGCAGTATATCAAGGAGAAAGTGTAACTGGTGCGTCATCATCTGCTTCAGGTCCTATTCTTAAAATCTTTGATAAGAACAATGTAGAGTTAGTTGCTACAGCATCTGGTAAGTATAGTCTTACTAATGAGCAATGTTACACTGTTGTTCTCAGTAATCATAATGGTAAATCTTTTGTACAGAATGAAGATCTAATTATTCCATCTGTTACTGAAGCAAATGCAAAAGATGCTACAACTTTTGTATTATCAATTGTAAAAGATAGTGGAAAACTATCTAAGGTTAGAGTTACAAATCCTGGTCAAAATTATGACAGTGCGATTCTTACTATTGAGAGTCCACAATTACCTGGCGGATCTACTGCTACAGCAAGTATTGAAGTTTCTGGTGGTCAAATTTACAATGCAGAAATCTCTTTACCTGGCATTGGATACACAGAAGCACCATCTGTTGTTGTTAAAGGTGTTGGAAGTGGTGCTGGTGGATGTGAAATTCAAACCTTCTTAGACATTGATACACCTGCAGTCAGAATGGGTGTAGCAATTGATGCTGGTGAAGCAACTAATTCAACTACACCTACACACTTTGCATTTGATTATCCTGTATACCTACAGAATGATACTGAATATGCTTTAGTGGTAGAAACTGATTCTACTGACTATGAGCTTTGGGTTTCTAGACTTGGAGAGACTGATATTGCTACAAGTACGGTCATCACAACTCAACCAGGTTTAGGTTCGGTATACCGTTCCCAGAATACCGAAAGTTGGACTGAAGATATTTTTGAAGATCTTAAGTTTACTCTTTACAGAGCAGAATTTAATATTGGTAGACCAGCAAATCTATTACTCAAAAATGATAATCTTGGTTATGAACTACTTGAGTCTAATCCTATTGAGACCAATGCAAGTTCTGGTTCCAACGCCACATCAAAACTATTTAAAAATAACAACTCTATTGTCAAGGTTAATCATAGAGACAATGGATTTGAAACTAGTGGCAAATCTTATGTGTTCTATAGAACTGTACAAGAGACTGGTGGTGTTACAGCTGCCACTATTAACAGCAATCTATTTAAAGTAATGAACTCTGGTATTGACATGTATAATATTGAGAGTCCTACTCAAGCTGCTGCTAACGCTATTGGTGGTGGAGAACTTGCATATGCATCTTTCAACAGAAAATTTGAAACTCTATATCCACAGATTCATTATCTAACATTCACTGGAACTGAATTAGATGTTAGTGTTAAGACTACAAATATTATTCCTGTAGATTCTACTACTACAAACTACACTTCATATTCACAAACTGAGTATGAAAGAACTTTCTTGAATGAACCACATTACTTCACTAACCAGAAAGTTGTGGCTTCTGAAATTAATGAGACACTTAATAATCTAAGTGAATCTTTAACATATAAGATGTCTCTTTCGTCTACTTCGTCTCATTTGAGTCCCATTATTGATCTTTCAAGTGCCACTGTTAAAACAGTAAGCAACAGAATTGAAAATGCTAAAGGTGCTGAAGATAGATTTGGTAGAAGAGATCAAATCATTAAGTTCTTCCCTGTATATACATTTGATCTAACTGGTTCAGGTGGTGTTGAGATTCAAGAAGATCAAACAATTCAAGGTGCTACATCTAAAACTGTAGGAACTATCGCAAGAGTTGATGGATCTACTGTGTATGTAAGAATTAAGACTTCTCAATTCTTCCAGAAAGGAGAGACAGTTTCTCTATCTAATCAGACTAGTTTGACTTCAGTTGTTATTGGATCTAATCCATCACAAGTTCTCTTCTCTATTGACGAGGCTGCTACTATTGTAGCACGTAATCCTAATGTATTGACTCAAACTTATGACAATAAGATTACAGGTAGAGTAGTGCTTTGGGATAGTCAAAATCAAGAGTTGACTTTGAGAAATGATATTCAACCAATTAATGATAATTTCACAGACAGATTGATTGATAGCACTGTCTATAATAGAAATGCTGATATTAGTTTACAAATTGCTGATATCTTCCGTGTAGGAGACTTTGTTAAGTATCCAAATCAACCTGAGACAGAAAATTCATATCTTGAAGTTGGTAAAGTAACTTATGCAGACGGTATTGATTTTGTAGCAGAAAATACTTCTAAGAATAGTTCTTCTGCTGCTAAGTATGTTACTAAAGAAATTGTTATTAACAATCCAGCAACATCTATTGATGTACATCTAATGGCAAATGTCAAAGAGATTGAAAACGTTGAAGTTCTATTCAAGATTAAGAAGGCATCTAGTCAAGAAAACTTTGAGGATATTGATTGGGTATACTTTAATGACAATGGACAACCAGATGTACTTGAAATTGCTACAAGTGAAAACAGTATTTCAAGTGTTGTTGAGAAACAATCTTCCTATCAAGATTTGAAATATAGTGTGTCTAATTTAGAAGAATTCTCTTCTTTTGCAATCAAAGTTGTAATGCTTGGAGTGGATCCCGCATTCGTTCCTAAGATTCAAGATATCAGAGCTGTAGCATCTTTCTAACTTCCGCGCATGGACTATATCAAAGTAAGTGGACATGATGGTCTTGTAAGAGACCAAAACACTGGTGCCATCATCAATTTGGATGATTCTGCTATTGAAGCAAGACGCAAATCAAAACACCTAGGTTCCGCGTTAGACGACATAAATATGTTGAAGAATGAAATCTCTGAAATTAAATCACTACTTAGAGAGTTAGTAAAAAATGCCAGCAATTAATGTCGCAAAGACCGATACCTTTGAATCTCAAAGGGTAAAAATTAATCAGATCGCGTCAGCGATTTTTAATGTAACAGCAGGTGGTAGTGATCTATCTACTGGTATCTTAAAGTTGGGTGATGGAACTAAACCATTACCATCACTAGCCTTCAATAACGAACCTTCGTTAGGTTTTTATAGACCAACTTCTAAGACTATTTCATTTGTTTCAAGTAGTAAAAATATTTTAGATATTGAGGAATCTCAATTAACTTTATTTAAAGACGAAGTTGTAAGAAAAAAATCTATTCCTACTAGTGGTGGTATTAATATTACTCGTGGTTCTGGATATGAATTTGGAACATTCACAGCTGTACCTCTATTAGGTGGATCTGGTACTTCTGGACAAGGTACATTCTTTGTAGATCATTTTAGAGGTACACCTGGCAGTGGTGCTGGATATCAAGCAGGAACGTTTACAGGTGTTCCTTTACAAGGTGGTAGTGGAACTGGTGCGACAGTAGACTTTACTGTTACTGGACTGGAAGTTACCGTTTCTGACGGTGGTTCAGGTTATACTGACGGTTTTTATTCTGGTGTAGCTTCTACTAATGTTAGTGGATCTGGTAATGGATCTGGTGCTACTCTTATCGTTGAGGTTACTGGTGGTGAAGTTACTAACTGTTCTGTTGCAAGTAATGGTAATAACCAATATGAAGCAAATGATGTTTTAACAGTTGCTGATGCTCTCCTTGGTGGAGGTGGTGGTAGTGGTCTTGAAGTAACTGTTGACTCAAATGCAGGTCTTCTAACTTTTGATTCTATTAGCAAAGAGACAGGATATACAGCAGGTAATGTTCTAACTCTACCAGTATCACAAACGATAAACAATATTAATATTGGTGGTACACATATTTCTACAGGATGTACTTTAACCTCTGGTAGCACAACAGTTACTTTAGGTGCATCCACTAACGAAGTTATACCTGGCATGGTTCTAGCGGTAGACCAAGGTGGATCTGTAGGAGGATTCGCAGGTGGAGTTACCGTTACAGTTGTTAGTATTACAAATGGAACTACTATAGAAGTAGACACTGCTGCAAACGCTACTGGAGCAGCGAATATTACATTTGCTAGTCCCTCACCAACTATTCTTACAATTCCTGGCGGAACTTCAACCTTAGTTGCTGGATACGTTATTACTGGTATCAATACTAATGTTGCAGATGGTCTTGAGATTATTAATGTTATTGATGCAAACACAGTTGAAATTGATGCTGCATCAACAGCTCCTTTCTATCAAGCAAATCTACAATTCGTACCTAAGTGGGGTGTTGGATCAACAGCATTCACTTACACTATTGATGTTGTAGGAGCAGTAGAAACTTTAACAATTACAAATGGTGGTACAGGATATGCTATTGGTGACGTATTAACTGTTGCAGCAACTGATCTTGTCAAACCTATTGAATACACAGTTAAATCTGAGGCTGTACAACATTTAACATTTACAGGAACAGTTGCTTCTTCTGTCTTTACTGTTGGTGATTTATGGGAAAGTAGTGAAGGTAGTGGAGGAACATTTGAGGTAGGATTTGTTAAATCTACTGGTGGTAATGTTGATTATGTTCTATTACTTGGAGCATCCTTTGCTGATGGTGATGATATTAGAAAAGAAGGAACTACTACAAATTATACTATTAATGTTGCTAGATCACCAGAAGGAAAGTTTTACGTATCTCCATTAGGAGGTACATTAACTTACGCACCAGATCTTACATTCTATGTTGGAGAGAGATACAGATTTAATCTTGATCCCTCAATGACTAGTCATAATATCAAGTTTAGTACATTCCCAGATGGAAAATGGTTAGAGTCAGCAGTGATAGCCACATCAGTCACTGCTGGAACTGATACTATCAACGTGACTAGCACTACTGGTATTCAAGTTGGAATGGCGGTAGAGGAAACAGGAAATGATCCTGGTCAATTAGGAGAAAAGTCATTAGTAACAGAAATTGTAGATGCAACAACAGTTCGTGTGTCGCCAGCTCCAGTTGCAACTGGTATTATTAGTATTAAGTTTTATGGAACAGAATATACAACTGGTGTTACTGTAGTTGGTGGTGCCTCACCATATGTTGAAGTACAGGTTACAGATACTACACCATCTACTCTCTATTATTATTGTGATAACCATCCTAATATGGCAGGTGAAGATGGTGACGAAGCAACCATCACAGTTGATCCAACTAACCCAAGAGTATTTGGTAGTGGATTTGCAGGTGAACTTATTGACGTTGATGTTCAAGACGTAATTGAACTTGATGTTGAAACTGGATTGGTTAAATCCAATAGTATTCAGTCAACTTCAGCATCATTTACCAGTGCTAGTGTTAGCAGTACATTAAGTGCTTCCAATATTTCTGGTAGTGTAATTTCACTGGATACTATCAATGCTTCATCTTCTCTAGACATTGTAGCAACAGCAAGTATTAATTTGTCTGGTGACGTAGCACTTGGATCATACGCTACTGTTGCCAAGACTACTGGTAATATCACAACTACTGGTGAGATTAAGTCAACGACTCTCTTTAATTCAAATGACGCATTAAAGATTGAAAATGCTAATATTGAGTCTATTAATAACTATGACTTAGAGATGACACCTTTTGCAGGAAGAATTGCAAAGGTAAACACAAACACAGCATTTGTACTTCCAGTTGGTACTTCTGGTGAAAGACCTACTGGTTTAGCAGTGGATGGATCTATTAGATTCAATAGTACCACAAATCAATATGAAGGATATAGTTCTAACTCTGCATCATGGTCATCTCTTGGTGGTGTTCGTGACTTAGATGGTAACACATATATCTTAGCAGAACTAACTGTAGGTGCTAACGATAACACACTACACTTTGTTAATGACAATACTGTTACTCAAAGATTTACTCCTTTCTGGCATGAGTATGTAAATGTTAAACAGGTTAGATCTGTAAACACAACCGCACCAACATATACAGAATTTATTGCTAACGCACCTGTTAGTGAAGGAGATTATGTTAAGTGGAGAAATAATATTTACGTTGTTCCTAATGGAGGACAAGGAACTACTGCTACAAGTGGTGCTGAACCTACACATACAACAGGAACACAACCAAATGGATCCGCACAACTAGAATGGTTTGCATCTGCAGTTGCTCCACTCACATTTGAAGAGATTGAAGAAGTTAGAATTTCTCCATTAGGATTTACACCTCTTGTTATTAGTGGTGACTTAAGATTATTTGGCAATAAGTTATCCACAGACATTAGTGATCTTGTTTTACAACCTAATTCTGGTAAGAGAGTAGATGTTAATTGTAACACTACACTAACAGTTCCAGTTGGTTCTGATGGAGAAAGAGGATCTGCAATCCAAGGTGGTATTAGATTTAGTACAACTGCTGGACAGTTTGAAGGCTATGATGGAGCAAACTGGGGTTCTCTTGGTGGTGTCAAAGACGTTGATCAGAATACCTATATTATTCCTGAGACTTCACCTGGCGCAAATGAGAACATCTTATATTTCTACAACGATGGTAACAATAGTCTTCAGTTAACTACAACTGCTTTAGATTTTTATTCCGTAGACACCATCAGATCAATGACATCTGATGAATTGGAAATAACTGCATCGTTAATTACTTTTGATGGTGCATATACTACATTAGACAATACTTCTACTACAACCACATTCTTACATTCTTCAAAACAATACTTTGATCTAGGTCTTTCTTCTGGTCTTTATACTGAACCAGTATTGAGACTTGATAATCAAGGTGACGTTTATTTCAACACTACATTTGGAACTGGAGCATTTACTGGTGTTAAAGTTTTTGATGGAGATCTTACAGAATTTGAACTTGCAGATACTACAACTAGAACAATTGACTTAACTCTAGTCAAAGGAACAACAAATACTGGCGGTGAAAATATTTACACACCAGCAGTTGAAGTTGGATCAAAGACAGTGGTTACTGCACACAATCCAACAACAGGTGAAAAAGAATATATTGAGTTTGGTATTATAGATAATGGAACAGACGTTTTCCATACAGAGTATGGTAACGTTAGAACTGGTCAGCAACTTATTATTCCAACATTTGAAGTGACTGGTGATAATAAAGTCCGCATCAATCTTGAACTTGGTGCTGGAATTGGAACTACACAAGCTGTTAACATCACTTTAACCTCTCAAATCACTAAGAAGTAACATGGCAACTGAATTAGAAAAGTTTGATTCTACTGGTGGATTTTCCATTGATAAAACCACAGTAGTAGATGAACTTAGAAATGGTAAAGATTTTAACTCATTAGAGATTAAAAATAGCAATTTTACTGATAGTAGTACAACGAATTATATTCTAAGAGGTCTTAATACTGCTGTACTACAGTTAGATAATGTTGGTACACAAATCCCTATTGCTGCTAACACTCTAAACTTTATAACTGGCAACATCATTGCTGTCAATCCAACTGGAGTTGTTTACGGAGCTAAGATTGAATCAGTTGCTTATGCAAATTCCATAGGAGATGTCTCCGTTCTCTCAAGTATGAACACTGTTATTAAAGATGATATCCCTGCAGGACAAACATGGGATATCCAACCTTTAGGAGCATCATTCCGTTTTAGTTACTCTACCACCAGAGCTGGTACAACAAATGTAATTAAATGGGTAGTATCTACACAAGTAATAAGTATTGAATGGCAGTAGGTGCAAAGTTAATGCTAAATATAAAAAGGAATAACTAGGCGTTAGCGCAGCAGGCACCATGAGTTTTAATATCAATTCTGACAAGGAATTTGTAAGAGGTTCTAAACCACGTCTTATTGGCGATCAGGAACTTACTATCCGATCTGGCACGGGTTCTGCCGAGAAGGAAATTATCAGAGCACAGTTAGATGCTAACACTGCTCTACCTCGTGTTGGTATTAACAGAACGGGTGAGAGAGTAAACGAAATTACAGTCACTACAGGTGGTTCTGGATA